AGCGCCCAAGGTACTAATAAATCATACTCCGCTCTCAGTTTATCGAGTAGGTCAGGGTCTCTATCTGAGCGCGTGAAGATGTGGTGAAATTCAATAGGTACGAGCCTTCTCCATAATCCATGTGAGCGGTCTCTGGAGGCAGGGAGGGTATTTGCGGCGAAGAAGTGAGCCGCTCTAGGGATCATCCTAAAGGGCTTCTCGTTCTTGTGTTCGACCGTGATTGCGTCACCTGAGATCATCGCCTTGATGGTGTCGCTCTCTAAGAGATCACTCTCAGGCATTTCACTCACCACGTTAACAGCTGCCCCGAATAACTGAGCTCTGCTAAAGCGCTCTTTCATCGCTTGGGGTGCTAGATGCGCGGTGCGCTCTTTACCGAAAAGGTCGGTGATGAGCGCTGCGAGTACGCTCTTACCGTTGGAGCCAGGGCCGTGTGCTACTAGCGCGGTAGCTTCACGAGTGCAGAGACCTAAGAGCGCTAAGCCTAGCCACTCGCCTATAGTGGTAATCTTGGCTTTGATTTCGCGATCAACGACCTCTTGTGTCTCGTCTTCCTCTGGGGCGCGGTGAAGAGAGCGAGCGAGAAACTCTCGCGTGAAAATGGGGGGTGTACTGGGGGGGTGTCCTTGGTCCTCATCATCCCAATAGGCTAACAGTTGAGGCGAGAGCTCATAATCTAGGTGATGGATTGCTCGATTACTGGGATGATGAGGTTGGACCTTAAGTCCTGTAAGACCTGCGCTGATGAAGTGGTGTCTGAGCGCGACTCCTGCGGGGGCCGAGTCAAAGGGGTGTATGTCCTCTCCTGCGCCTGTAATGATGGCTGTGGCTTTGACTGCGTTTGAGATCAGGTTCACGCTTACAGAGATCTCTCGAAATTCACCTTTAGCATTCTCAGCTTGAGCGCCTTCGAGGCGCGTGAGGATCCGCTCAAGTTGGGCTTTGGGGTAAAGCTTCCAGACCCCTTTCTTCTCATCATAGCGCCTGAGCCCTTCACCATGCCATATAGGCGCGGGGGTGTCTCCCATTGACTCGAGGAGAGATCGAGCGATTGAGAGATCATCAAGGGGATAGGTGAAGGTGCGCCTGAGTGGCGAGAGCTCAGGGAACTCGTCAAGGGTTGCGGGCTCTGGGGGCGCTGTAGTTCCGATCTCTCTTTGATCAGAAGAAAAAGCAGGTGCTTGATTCAGGCATCCTTTGATGAGCGTTTCCAGCTCTCCTTTCTCTTGTCTCCTCCCGTTGCAAATATGATGATCAAGGAGCTGTGCAATCTCGGTGAATAGTGTCTCCTCTTGAATCAGTGAGTGTGAGAGTTTCCATAACATGTCTCTGAGCAAGTGGTACTGCTCAGTACCATCAAGCGCATCTCGATCAAATCCGCGCTCGATGAATACTCGAGGGTGTTGAGTGTCTCTGTCTCGCGGGGGTGCGTCTGCGCTCGCGCTGCCTCCTCTCGGGCTACGCCCTAACGGCGGCGCGCTCGCTTGAGCACTGCGCGCGGCCCCAGCTATCGATTTGAGATAATAGGATTCATAGAGATTCTTCGCGGCTATCGCCTCGATCATGTTGAGGGGGAGATCATGAGGATGGATCCATAATTGAGCAAACTCAGATGAGATTCGCTCGTTTCTCTTAAATCCAATGGGCGCGGTGTAAAATCGGAAGTCCTGCAAAGAACCCGCGTCAACCTCCACGCGCTCAAGGTGTGCAAGTGAGCGGTGAACTTGAGCGAAGATCTCTTTAGCGACTTTGGAGCCGAGATCGACCTCGACGGGTTGTTCAAAGATGAGCCCAACTCGAGCGCCTCTGAGTGTCCTTGAGTAAAACCATCCAGGGAACTTCTTGAAGGGTTCGAGCGCCTCTTCAAGGGGCGTGAAGAAGCGCTCGTCTGAGTGCTCTAAGGGGTTGTCTTTATCGTGCGCCCATCGGTCATCAATATCGATGAATACGCCTGTGCGGTACAGAGTAGATCCTAGATCTTCTTTAATGCGCTCAAGGGTGATCCCTTCCTTTTTCACGGGTAGAGTGAGGGGGCCTCCTTCGGAGATGTAAGGGATAAGAAACGCTTCTTGAGCAGGCTCATGTCCCTGAGTCCAGTCATAAGCGAGCGCGGATCTAAAAGAGCCTCGCTCAAAGGATGGGGGTATGGTTTGCCCACCCGTCCACATACGCGGCTTGGTGTAACCTGAGCCCGTCCAGCGGGCTGTAAGTTTGCTGATTTCCATTGGTGCCTTTCAAGAGGGAATTGAGAGATCTCTTAAAATCTCCTCTTGATTCTCAAGTTGTCAAGAGTTAAATTAGAGAGATCATCATATCTCTCAAACTCTGAAATAGGAGACACATGAGCAAAGAACAATTCGTCAAAGCGCTTGAAGGGGTCGATCACCCCCCCCATTACCGCGCTGATTCGGGTATAGAAGCCATCGATGTTATCGAGGCTTGGGGGCTCAACTTCAACTTAGGTAATGTCCTTAAATACATCGCTCGAGCAGGTCTCAAGAACCCCGAAACAATGAAACAAGACCTAGAGAAGGCTCTTTGGTACCTCAAGAGGGAGCTTGATAATGGCAACCAATAACCCTAAAAACCAGCAACCCTCGATCAAGGAGACAAGGGCTCATTTAGTGGCTGAGATCAGAGCTCAACTAACATATCTCAAAGAACACTCCGCCGACAATCCCTTGATCACTCTGAGCGCTTCCAGCGCGCTCTCGAGCCTGTTCGAGGCTTATCTCTCGAGTTTACCTCAGAGTTACAGAGGTGACCTTTGAGCGAGCGTAAAGAATGGAGGTCCACTTCACCTTCTCAGCTCAGCCGCTATAGAGACTGTAAGCGTCAATGGTTCCGTGAATCCGTTCTTGGTGAGCGCTCGCCCAGCTCGCCCGCAGCTGAGCTTGGCTCAAAGATTCACAGTGAGCTTGAAGAGTGGCTCATGAACGCAACGCCGCCCGTCAATGGTACGGCGCGCGCGATGATGAGACATCTCCCCGAAGGAGGGAGCGTGAGCCCTGATCATGTTGAGCAAGCGTTTGATGTCACGCCGCCTGGATGGGCCGCAGCGGTTAGGGGAAGGATTGATTTAATCGATCCAAGGTCGAACCAAATTATCGACCACAAGACGACAGCCTCATTAAATTACGCGAAGACAGAGCACGACCTCGAGACAGATACACAAGCGGTGATCTATAGCGCGGTAGCTTTACACGGTGCGCTTGGGATTGAGTTTGATGAGCCGCTTAAATTCACCCTCCTTTACGGGACCACGCGAGGACGATCTGAGACACGACTAGTGAGCAGATGGATGACTCGAGAGTCAATCGCCCCAAGTTTAGAGCAAATCAAGAAGAAGGTAGCTCAGCAAAAAGAGACCTCTCAAGCGCTGAGCTGGAGGGAGGTTGAGCCCTCTTATAGCGCTTGTGATAAATGGGGAGGTTGCCCTTTTCGGGCGGACTGTACAAGGGCTCAGAGAGCCCTTATCACCGTCAATGAGCCCTCTCAAGAGATGGTGAGCGATTATCTTGAGAGCCTCGCTTCTTCATCACAGACACCCAAACGCATCTCTTTTCCACCTCAACAGGCGCTCATTGAGATCTCTCCTGAGCTCGATCTTTCGGGGTCAGCATACATTAATCTCAACCCGCCCGACGGTCTCCCAGACGGTGAAGAGCTACCTGAAGAAGAGAAGCCTCAGAAGCGCTTACCTCGCTTCAAGTGGAAAGGTAAAGGGCTCAGCGCTATGAAGGCGCCTGAGCTCATTCAAGCTCTGGACGAGCTGACAGGGACAATGAGCCCTGAGACGCTCGAAACGTATAAAGTGCTTTCCACGCATATTAACAAGAACACCATGAAGGCGAACCATGAGCGCCTCCAAATCATTCATCAGATCACCTACGGAATGATCACACCCAAAGAGCCCGCCGCCATGAATGAAGATGATGATCTTTTTTCGATCCTCAACACACCAGACACCGAACCCCAACCCGAACCCGAACCCCAACCCCTACCCCAACCCGAACCCCAACCCGAACCCGAACCCGAGCCCGAACCGCTCAAAGACACATGGCCTCTCTCTGAGATCTCTCGAGGTGAGCAAGAAGCTGCGAGTGAGATCACCTCGAGAGATTTAGATCAGGCAGCTGATCAAGCGGCTGATCAATTCACGCTCCCTATGACCGCGACCCCAACACCGACCACGATCTTGATTGTGGACGGTACCACGATCAAGGGGGAGAGCTCCTCACTCTTGAGCGAGGTTTCACCACTGATCAAAGAGATAGAGGCGCGTAGAGGTAAATCAATTCTCTCTATCCCTTATGATGAGGGATGGAAAGAGCTAGGAGCGCGGATTGACGCGCTCAAGGTTTGGAGCTATCAAAAAAATATTGTGACGATTCAGTCGACGCACCCGCTACACAGACACTGCTCTCACATTCTAGAGCAGCAAGCAGATATTGTCATTAAAGGCACTCGATAAAAAAGGAAATCATTATGAGTACTTGGAACAACAACAGCGACAATAACAATTCATGGAACACCGCACCTCAAGCACCTCAAACATCATCAATTTGGGGAAATTTCGAGGCGGTAGACACCGCGCCACAGCGCAACGCCTACATCCCCGCTGATCTTGACTGTGACGCAGAGATCATTGAGCTCAAAGTGATCCAGAGCGTAAAAAACAACAACCGACCCGTATTTGTCGCGACTCTCCAGACCGTTGGAGAGGACCCCACGCGCTATGATTGGGTCGCTAAAGCAGATGAGCAGGCGTATCAGCGCAATATCAAAGCGCTTGTGATGGCTCTCAATCCAGGCGCTGATCCTCGATCAATCGGCGCTGCACTCATGGATGAGCTCACAGGTCCTTCTCAACCTGCACAAGGTAAAAAGATCCATCTGAGAAGCGAAACCATCCAAACACGCAGCGGTCATGATTTCACGAAGGTACATTGGTCGAGAGCTCATTCATGAGTGAACAACTTGTACACCTCACAATTGATTGTGAGACGGAGCTAATCGGGCGAGGTCGCAAAGCGCCGAGAATGGCTTGCATGAGCGCCTCTACAGGCAAGGCTCATGAGCTGCTGACTCCTGATGAAGGGTGCGATTTAATTGAGCGCTGGCTACGCTTAGATCAAGGTTGGCTCATTGGTCACAATGTGAGCTTTGATCTAGCTGTGATCCTGAAACATCGCCCGTCTTTAGCTCCTCATATATGGAGGCTCTACGATCTAGGGAGGGTATGGGATACAGGCATCCATGAGCGGCTCTATGCACTCTATCATGGATGGGATTCACATCCTGAGATTGGGCGCTCGATCATCTCTCAAGGGGTCAGCTTAGCGCAGCTTGCGAGCGGTCTATTAGACCTCGATCTCAGCGATCAGAAGCTTGATCCAAAGTCACCGCGCTACCAATACGGACGCCTAATCGGGATACCTCTAGAAGAGTGGAGTGAAGAGGCGCGCTCATACGCTCTCGAGGATGCGCGGATTACTCACCAGATCTTTGAGCGCCAACAAGAGCGCCTGCTCAACATCAAACACAATCAGCGCGGCGAATATCGCTCAATGGCCTCTTTTGAGCTGCAAGTAAAAGCGGCTTGGGCGCTGCATCACCTTGAGATTTGGGGCTTGAGAACTTCAAGAGATCGAGTGGACGCCTTTACGAATGATCTCACTCAAGAGCGCGCTGAACTTGAGCGTGAGCTTAAAGAGTTTGGGTTGCTCAAGAGTGACGGGAAGCGCGATATGAGCGCGATTCGTGCAGTCATTGAAGCCTGTTATGGAGAGGACGCACCACGCTCCCAAACAGGGTTAATTCAAACCTCTGATGAAGTGCTTGTTGATAGTGGTAGCGAGATCTTGTTAAAGCTCGCTAAGTGGCTGAAATTAGATAAGGTTTCAGGTACTTTTACACCTACCGTTGAGAGTGCGACTGAGCGCCCGCTTAACCCTCGTTGGAATGTCTTGGTGAAGTCGGGGCGAACTAGCTGCGTGAAGCCAAATCTACAGCAGTTGCCTCAAGAGGGCGGTGTGAGGGAGTGCTTTGAGCCGAGAGAAAATTATGTCTATGTAGGCTGTGATTACTCCACGGCTGAGCTCTTAGCGCTCGCTCAAGTATGCGTGAATCTTGGGCTTGATAGTGAGATGGCGCGGACGATCAATCAAGGGCGTGATCTCCACTTAGCTTTAGCCGCTGATCTCGCGGGCGTGACCTATGAGCGCGCTCTCGAGCTCAAAGCCGCTCAAGATCCTGAGATCAACAAACTACGAAAGCTCGCAAAGATCCCTAACTTCGGTCTCCCCGGCGGGCTTGGGGTGGCGGGTCTGGTGGGCTTCGCGAAAGGGTACGGGCTCAAGATCGATGAAGAGCGCGCTGAAGAGCTTAAGCGCGCTTGGTTCAATCGCTGGCCTGAGATGCGCGGGTATTTCAACCACGTTAAAAGCGCAGTTGAGCGAGGATGGTTGGAGCAACATTACAGCGGGCGGCGGCGTGGGGGAATCGGCTTCACTGACTCGGCTAATTCTTATTTTCAGGGGTTAGTTGCGGATGGAGCTAAGAGCGCGCTCTATGATGTGGTGAGGGCCTCTTGGATGGAGCCTAAGAGCCCGTTATACGGTTCGCGACCTGTCCTCTTCATCCATGATGAGATCATTCTTGAGGTGCCTGAAGAGAGAGCACCTGAAGCGGCTGATGAGCTCGCGCGGCTGATGCTCCAAGCGATGAAGCCCTTTACACCTGATCTCAATATGCAGGCTGAAGCGTGGGTTTCTCGTCGATGGTCTAAGGGGATAGAGGAGCTTCGAGACGCTACAGGGCGTCATGTGATCCAAGATTGATCACTTTATTTGTTGGGCTTTGAGCGCTTTGATGTCGCTCTACCTGAGCTCTTGAGAGATCGGCGCTGAGTTGGATAATCCAGCCTAACAGGGGTAAAACGAGCAGTGAAACACCTCGCCATATCCACTCTAAGTCCTTGCGCTCAGTCTCCATTTAATTTCCCCTTTAACGCCTTCGCTCGGGTCTTGATCTGATTGACGATGAGCGCATTAAAGGCACCACAACCAAGACCTATGAAAAAACCCTGATCAGCTGTGCCTTTAGGATAGAAATCAGGATGGAGGAGTGAGCCCGCGATAGAGCCTACAATCAGCGCGATGGAGCGCAAAACAAGACGTTTCTTCGGGCCTTGAATTTTAAGCATTGTGAGGAGTGGGCGGCTCCACTCTACAAGAGCCCAAGCGCTGATTGCTGTGACAATTACAGTTTCGAGATATAACGAATCCATGATCAATCCTCATGAGTAAGTGCGGCGGATTCTCATCGAGAGTCTCACGCCTGATGCTAAGAGAGAGTCAAAAAGAGCGCGTGTCTCTCGATCAAAATCGAGACTCGGGAAATAGAGAGGATAAGGGCCAGTGCTCTGATCTCCGATCCTCTCGCTCTCGGTGGCGCTGTAAATGTTGAGGATATGAGCGCCGGGGGGGTCGCTTGTACGCGCGCTGGCGAGATCTCGAAGATATGAGGGGGGTACAAGATCGAGCTGAGAGGAGATGATGTCAACAATCACCTCACAACGCGCGCTCACTTGGGCGCCCAATAAAGAATCGGGCTGGGGTTCCGAGATCGTGAAGGGTAACAGTTGCGCGGTCGCTGTGGTGGCGCTTCCTGATCTCGGGGCGGGGGTGATCCCCAAACTGAGCGCGGGGCTCAAGTAAAGGCGGCTTGTTCCTGAGTCGTAAGAGATCGATTGATAGAGGTTACCATTGAAGGAGATGAGGCGCTCATCTCCCCAATTCGCGCTGATGTCAGGTGAGGTGAGATAGGGCGCGGCGGCGGGGGTCAATGTCGCGCCTGCTGCCTCTTCGGTGAGGTGGTCAAAGATCGCGCTCAGCGCTGAAATGAGATGGGTGTAAGATCCTCTCACGCTGTAGAGTGAAGCGTGGTTAAATTCTCGTTGGCTGTCGCGGGGGATGTGAGGGGCGCTCAAGGCATAGAGCCCGCTGAGCGAATCAATGAGATCATCAGGGGCGCGGTGGGCGAGTGTGTCTAAGCGCGCTTCTCTCAAGTGGGATTGTTCACGCTGCATTGATAATCACCTCGCTGAGTTGAGGGAGGGCGCGCTTGAGACCTCGCCCTAAAGTGAGCTGAGATCCTGAGATGGTGTAGGGGTAGAGATCACCCTCAATGATCACTTCTCCCTTGAGCGCGAAAGAATAGAGAGACTCAAGCTCAAGCGCGGTCTCACCTTGTTGGTGATCTCGAGCGAGGACGGTTTGAGGGGCTCCTGAGAGCTCTTGAGTGAGGCGCCCAAAGATGTCTAAGAGCTGGTGCATGTAAGGGGGGCGCTGAGGCTTCATTGTGGCGAGATCGAGAGGATCAAGAGCATTATAGCGGGCGCCTGTTTGATAGAGATGAGGGGCGCTGCGTCTGGCGCTGTAACGCTGATTCCCTCGATTATCAGGCTCAATGATCAAGGGTGTACTCAACGGAAATTGAAGTCCAAAATTAGGGCCACAATGAAGGGTTATTGTATAGGATCCTGCGGGCGCGGGTGGTGAGTACGCCTCGAGCTCTCCGCGCCTCTTGAGGAGATCAAAGCCTTGTCCTGCGATACCTGAATAAAGGTATGTGGTCACGCCTCCAACATCAATGGAGAGGCGATAAGGTGCTAAATGATCAGAGAGAGGGCCGGCAAAATGAAGTGGGGCGCCTCCTCTGTGATGAGCGCGGCTGTCTCTGAGCTCAAGGTAAATCAGCGCCTCTTGAGAGGGGTCTCCATAACCGAGCTCCTCAACGGTACCCGCTAAGCTCTCGGGGTCACCGTAGCCGAGCCCGCCTGCTTCGGGGTCACCGTAACCTCTCATGATCAAGCCTCCTGTGCTTGGATGGATACAGCAATAGAGTGCATCGCATCAATAGAGGGGGCTCCCATCTGGATCCCAAAGAGAGAGCCCGCTGGAACACTCACGGCGGGTGATAACGCGCGCTTAGTCGATGAGGGCTCATTACTCGTAACTGATGTGATGGTGAGCGTTTGAGTGTCGCTTGTCAGGGTGTCCGCTTCCCAGTTTGCGGGGGTACATGTGTAAATGTTAAACGTCGCTGCATTATTTACGGTGCCTGCGTTGCGCGCTGTAATTGAGATGTGAAGAAGCGCGAGATCAACAGGGGCTCTCCAGGGGCCTGCTATAGGTTCTAGCTTTGCAGGATTGAATTCTGAGCGTAGCACGTTAGGCGCGTCTGAATCATACCAGTGAGTTACATGCGCGCTGTACATCAATTGACGTTGGCTTGGTCCCGCTGCACCATCAGCGCCATCAGCGCCATCAGCGCCATCAGCGCCATCAGCGCCGGCGGGGCCTATGACTGAGCCCGCGTTAATCGTTGAGCCATCATCAAGCGTGATGATCAACTCACCTGAGCCATTAACGGTAGCGGTGTCTATGCCGTTATTAATCGAGAGAGTATCAAGGGTTGAGGTCACGCTATCGAGCGCGGTGTACCAGTCTCTTGAGCCTATGGCGGGTAAGCGCAAAGAACGCGCGGCGCTCTCGATTTGGAGTGTGCAGAAAGCGCTCGCGGGCGCGGTGCGGGGGTCCGCGTCTGAAGAGTCACCTGTAACAGGATTAACAGCGATGAGGAAAAGCCTTATATCGCCCCAAGTATCAGTCACATTTTGTAATGTAGGGTTCTGGGCTGTGGCGCTCACAAAGTCGGCGGTTTGACCTGTGCGAGGGAGCAGAACTGACCATGAAAAAGTAAAGGTTGCGCTGGGGTCTGTGGAATCGACCGCATCCCCAAAAGCGCTATAAGTTGAGCTTGCCAGGGGGAGAGAATGTGTGATTGTAGGGTTGGGGTTGCTGATAGGGTTTAAAGTCCAACCTGCATGAGCGGTAATCATTAGCGTCTCACTAGAATCTGATAATTGAGAGTGATTGTGAGTCCCTCATTGTCTGTTGCGTCTGTTTGAACTTGAGCGGGGTCAATGTAAGCGCTCAATTTCACTGCTCTATCAACGGTTTGAGATACGCTGTCATCATCGATGTAAGTTAGGGTTCTCAAGGCTCTCGCGTTAGGGGCGGGGGTGCTTGGGTTGGGTAGGTCTGTCTCTTCCACAAATGCGAGATTTAAGGGGGTTGCGGCCATAGCTGAAGCAGCGCCTGACACAGCGCTAAGCGCGTTAATTGAGCTCCAACTTGTACTCGTGTTAGTGTTGTCTCTGATAACGTGCACTGTATGAATCCCTTGAGCCATGATCACTTCACTTGAGGTGGAGTAATTACTCGAGAAGCTTAATACAATGTGACCTATGCGGTTTAGGGCTTCTGCGGTTGTGTGGTTTGATGTCGTTGACCATGCGCTAGGTAGGGCGCCCTCGCTGCGATAGCGATTGTCAAAGTTAACGGTCAAGTCAGCCGTAAAGGGTGCCTGATCGGTTTGGGTGATCCTTACATTTTCAGTAGCGACTCCTGAGATCATCTGAAGTTGAATCTCAATGTTAAAGGGGAATGTGCTGTAGAGCCCTGCGGCGCGTGTCTCAATCTGCGCGATTCGCTGAGAGGCCTCTCCAAGCGAGATTAGAGGCGCTGAGTACCATCTGACGCCGCTGCTAGGCGTGTAGAGAGAGTCAAGTGAACCATCATGAGCGGTGCGATAGAGGGCTTGTTTGATCACGCTCATGAGCCCTAATAAACCAAGCGCGCGGCTCTGGGTGCCTGTCGATGAGGGGTCTAAGAAGAGCTGCGTTGAAAGCGCATCGAGGGCAAGGCTGGGATTGAGGAGAGCAATTGCTCTTGAGTCACTCTGATCAAGCGCACTGATTGGAGTATGTGTGAAGGTGTTTGAACCATCGACGCTATAATTTAAAATCGCTGTCCATGAGGCGCCCGCGCCTTGTGCGGGGGTGGTGGTTCCCGCGCTAAACTCTACCCGCTCTCTCAATCGCGTGTTAGGGGTGTAGCTGATCTCTTGCTGACTGGATAGATCCCATTTACGGCGCGCGGCTGCATCGCTCTCGATCTCGATAGGGCGCGCGAATAAGGTGTAAGTAACACCCACTGAGCGCGCGGCGCTGATGTCTACAGGAGAGTTGAGGTGATCGCTTGCGCCTGCATCAAATTTTACGGCGCGTGTCTCGGGGGCGAGTGAATTACCGTTGCTATCAATGCTGCCAGAATCAATCATTAGGAATGTGAAGGAGCTCAGGGTTAAGAGCCCTGTCGCGTGTGTGTAGCTGGCGCTGGGGCCTGTAAGCAATCCCCCTTGAGAGGCGCTCAAGTCACCTGCACCAAGTACGCTCCCTAAAGCTCTCATCACATACTCATAAGGGAGATCTGAGAGCGCTCTGATGTCTTCGAGCTCAGCGCGCTCAAGCGCGTCAAATTTAACTTTATCCATGATTAACTCTCACTAGGGGTAATGGTGAGGGTGCCTAGTCTCACTACGCTATTAGAGGCGGGGTACAAGTCTTCGAGATCTTGAGGAGCTGCGCTTGAGCCTGTGGAGGCTTGATAGAGATCGATATTGAGGGCGCCTTCTACGCTCATGATGATCTCAATTAATCGAGCCACAAAAACAGGCTCACCGATTCGAAGTAAGCTCAAGTGGTCAATCACTGCGAGCTCAACGGCGCGCTTGAGATCATCGATGTCATAACCTGATATAGGTACTAAATGCAGATCAAAGCTCAGGCGCTGAACGCCTGGAGGGTAAACTCGAACTCGGGTTCCTGCCGCTCTCCATCCCGGTGAACTGTTAGGGTTCGCGGGGTCACCCTCAATAATTCTTTGGATCTCGGCAATAGGGCCTGAAAAAACGTCATAGGCTCCCAGTGTCCATACGGCTGTATCAGGGATCGCTGAGGCGTCAACATACATGATCCCGCGCTCAGGGATAGCGAGATAACGCGCGGTGCTCACCATGTGCGTGAGACTTGTTACAGGGTCAACATAAGTGAGCGTAGGCGCGTTAACGGCGGGCGCGTCGAAATAAATAGTGCGGGGGCCTGATGCGGTCGCGGTGCCTGTATACCGTTGGCCTGTCTGGGTTCTTAATCCGAGTTCACCCGATCCATCATCGATATAGAGCCAAGAGAATCCGCGCTGTTCAGGATCCTCATAAACAGAAGCCAGAGAGAGACGCGGGGTTACGTCAGCGCTCAATGCAGCAAACTCGAGCGCTGAGGGTTGAGAGCGCGCTAAACTCTGGAGATAGAGCAGCGCGCGCCTCTTCAGTGAGACGTCTGTCTCTTCGTCGCGTCCATTAGAGATGCTCGTCTGATTACTCACCGTTAAGAGCTCAGGCGGGGCGCTCAATATCGTATCAATGCGCTCTGCTGAGATGTTGCCAGCAGGGCCTAAAAGGTTAGCCTCTACGCTCAACTCTTTAGAGGTCTCTCCCGCTGTGATCACTGTATCTGCAATCACTGAATAGATGATCTCAGGTCTCGAGGACGGACTGAATGAAGCACCCGCAGGAATGGTGAGGTCAAGCACCTGAGCATCTAACGTGACGATAAGGGCGCCTGTTGCATAGGTCGCGCTCTGGCGCTCGATGGTTGAAGGGGGAAACTCGCTTAGGCGCTCATCAAGTTCTGCGCCTGTCGCGTTACGGAAATCAAAAGCGTCTCTCATTCGCGCTATACGATATTCCACTGAAGAGCTGAGCGCTGCCATACTCTGAGCGAGTACATCGATGACGCTACCTGAAGCGGTGTCTGTGAGCTCTGAGCGGCTCACTATCGAGCCTAGAATGATGCGGGCGAGTTCATCGCGGTCTCGGGGCGTGTACATGTTAAATCCTAATTGCGCTAGATATGAGCGCGCCTGAACGCGCGGTGAACTCGAGGGAGGCGCTTAGATGATCGCCTTGATCTCTCAACTCAATCACGTTGATTTGCTCGATTCGGGGGTCTAACAAGAGCTGCTCTGAGATATGCGCTGAGAGATAACCTGAGCTGGCTGCTGTGAGCCTCTGGCCTATGCGCTCGGGTAATCCGTAGCGCTCGATGATGCTCTCTCCCGCTTGGCTCTGGAGTCTATGCGCGGCGGCTTGCTCTAGGTTTTTGGTTGATGAGACAAGACTGAAGTCATTTGCCTTTAGCTCAAGATCACCGTCCACAATCAAGAGGTCTTGGCCGTACAGATCAGAGCTTGTTTGAGGGGGTGATTGAGGATCTGGGATAAGGATCACGTCGCCCGCGCGCGGGGGCTCGCCTCTTGAATCCTGATCAGCGCTAAGCCAAGAGTTGAGGGTTGCGAGCGTGGGCCATTGATCAGGGTCACCAAAGAAGCGGCGCGCTAAAATTCGGAGATCTTCACCTAACCTCAATCGATAGGCGCTCACACTCTCAACGGGGGCTTGATCTATGATTGGGGCTGCTGATGAGGGGAGTGAAGGTGAGAGGGCTTCGTCAACCTCTTCAATGTTGGGCTGCGGGGTTATTGTTGCGGTGCTCTCGGCTGCGCTCTCGATGTCCTGAGCTAAACCTATGATCTGAAATAAAAGATCCACTTCAGGGATCAGCTCATCCAAAAACACTGCATCAAGGAGCTTGATTGCGGTTGTGCGAACTTGGCCCGCAGTGCGCGATATAGAGCGGATAATGTCTACAGGGATATCAACCAGTTCAGAGAAATTATTGACTGTAGCGTCTAGGGTAGAGGTCAGCGCTTGTAGCGCTTGAAAGGGGCCTTGGAGACCTCTTCTTACATAGGCGTTAGCACCTGCCAATAACTGAGCGCTGAGCGCTGTTGCGTCTGCGGCTGTTTGTATTGCTCGGGTTACTTTTGCTAGTGAGCCTGCTAAATTAAAGAGCGGATTAAACGGGGGGCGGGCTTCAAGATAAGCCTCAAGATTCAGTGTCCATGAGGGGGTTAAATTGTCCTCATCTGCGTTGCGCTGGATGTTGAATTCACTCACTTCAACCCTGAGATGATAGCCTTCATCAAGCGCTCTAAAGATGAGGGTGTGGTGCTCGTCAATTTGGTGATTGACTACTCTCATTGAACCTTCGACAGCTGCAAGGGTCTGGTATTCTTCAATGAAATCTCGAAACTCAATGAGAATTGCAGGGCCAAAGAGCGCAGAGATTGAACCGTCTGAGCGATAAGCGGGACGGGCGTCATAGCCCGCGCTTCCTGAGAGCTCTATTGTCCGTCGCTTGAATTCTCCCAGCTCCCTTATCGGCTCATCACCTAGCGTGTATGTGATCTGGCGCGGGCTCGGGCTGCTGATGCTCAGCGCGTTAGGGGGAAGAGGTAGAGAGATCGCTTTATAGAGGCGCGCGTTTCGATGCCACTCGAGGATATAGCGTATATTCACGCGCGCTAAATTCGCTAAGGTGCCTGGGAGGGTAAAACCTGAATTGGGCATTAGATCACCTCTCTAATTTCGCTATCTCTGAGGCTATTCTATCATCTGGCGCTGTGATTGTCGCGACGGGATCACTAGGAAGAGTGACTAGATTGAGATTGGTGGGCGCGCCTAAAGGGATATCCAGCTTCAGCGCTGTTACGATGGAAGAGAGGGTGGATTGAAGATTGATGATCGCGCTTCTCATCTCGGTGAGACGCGCTTGATAAGTCTCAAGCGTGTCTATCGTAGGCTCTGCGACCGCAAAAGATTGAAGAGGCTCTGCGCCTGAGCTGACCTCTAAAGCGCCTTGAATCCGCGCTCGTGGCTCTAGATAAAGCGCGCTCTCTGTCGCGATTATGCGACTTCCTGAGCTCTTCAGTTGCGCGTGATCCATCCCTATTTGATTTGAAGGGTATTCCCCTGCGGGGGTGATCTGTGGGGAGGCTTGATAGGTCTGCACCTCTGCAAGTACTCCAACAATGTAAGGAGTTGCACCTGAAGAGCTCAGCGCGATAACTTCAGCGTTCAAGGCGGGTACGCTGAAGAGATCGGTAATCCCTCCCCCTAAGCTCATAATCGAGCATCCTTGATGAAGAATCCCGCGTGAATCGAGTAGATCACATTCAGGGAAACCTTCCGTAATGTAGCGGTCTACCACGATCATGATTTCAATGTGTGCGCGTCCATGAGAGATGAGCTGCTTAATCATGATGTTCACCTCCTTGATAGAATCCGCGTGTGAAGCTGATTGAAGACCGGCGCGTTGTGAGTTGGTCGATCACTTGAGTTGTGTGTGTGACTGTCTCAATATAAACAATCAGATGTTGATGTACTTGAGGATACTCCACCTTAACCCATAATCCCGCTCTTAAGTCGGGACGCTGAGCAATTGTAAGAGAGCCTTGAAGATAACGATGATTATTGATTGTGATCGTGTTCACAATCGAGATGATGTAATCAATCTCTCGCTTGAGTGAGCGTTGGGGGGTGCTGCGGCCTTGGGGGAAAAAGGGCCACTGTCCACGGTACATCCTCAAGCCGTTCTGCTCGATGTCTTCGCGATTTAATGAAGGTGAGCCGATCAGCCCAAAAGCGTCAATCCCTCTCTGCTCATTGAGGGGGGTTTCTACATAGGCGCTGTTGATCCTGTCCTGAGCGTTCACGCTGAGATCAAGCCTGATGATCTCATTTGCGGTGATGATCCGCTCTACAGTTTGAGCATGTTCTTGCACACTTGGCGCGTTGGGGTCGATGCTCTGATTCGTCAAGCGTCCAAAGATGAAGGGCTTGAGCCTATACATGATCACAGGTGTAGCGTCCAAGAAATCGCTCAAAGAGCCTGTTACATGAGCAGGCTCAAGGCTCGGGAAAAGCTCAATCAATGTAGGGTCAACATCAAAGAAGCTTGAGAGGATTGACCAAGGGGCGCCTGTGGGTCTGATCTGAGTAGCGTTTAGAGCGAGGCCATAGATTCCGCGATAAAGATGAGCGCGCTCTGGGGCGTATTGTTCCGCGCGCGCTCTCGATGAGATGATAGGCACCTGTGAGAGTCGCGCGCCGCCTGCTAGGGTTTTAGGGAATCGATAAGCAGGGCTCAATTGGTTATAAACGGTCCTGAACACCTCGCCTATATTGTTTTCAAATACGCTTGAGAGGGTGCTCTGAAGAAGTCTCCCGTAAGACTGGATCTCATAGATATGACCGTTGATAAGAGGGGTTGCTGAGAGATAAATTTGAGACTCGATAAGAGGTGCTAACCATGTTGTAAAATTCAATTGTAAGGGTGCTGCCTCAACGAGACCTTCTTCATTTGCGCTCACACCATAGCTCACAGCGCTGAGCCGACCACAGAAAATAGCGCGCTTTTTTAGTTCGATGTTCTCTCGAATCACTACCCAAGTATCAAGATCAATCGCGCCTGTCTCCTCGTAGAAGGGGATTAATTCATGCTGTAAGTGAGCAGGAATCATGAGCTCAATAAGCGCTTGTTCATAAGGCGCGGTGAGGCTCAATTGAATCTGGAAAGAGGTTGTGAACGGCGTTACATCATAAGTGCGCTCATCTGTGTAGAGTATGACCTCACTCATGGGATCATCCTCTGTAGAGTATTGAGCGCTGTTGAGAATAGGTTGACAGAGCCTGTCAAGGCGCTCTGTATGCCTAGCGCGATATCAGTGAGTTTGATAATCGCGTCAATGTTCTCGCTCATCTTCAGTACATTGCGCTCTGAGGCGCCTCCAATCTCAATCATCTTCTGAAAGATGGCTGTGCTCTGAGGGTCTCTCAAGCCTCTCAAGGTCTGCCCTGTCTGCGCGGCTTGCGCGGCGCTCAGCTGGAGGCTCTGCGCGACTTGCGCGGGTGATTGTCTCATTCTGACATCAGCACCTAAATCAATGCCCTCTATCAAGCGTGTGGCGTCAAAGGCGCTGATGCCCTGAATTGAAGCAAGCGCGGCTTGTCCTGCCTGGCCTCCTAACCCTCTCGCGAGGATTTGAGGAATATTAGAGGGGTCTGCTTGCAGGCGCTCGGCTTCTTGTTGCGCGCTGAAGATATCGCCTGATCTCGAATAGATATCAGCTAAAACGGCCATCTGTCCGAGTTGCTGAAAAGGTGCGGATATCTCACTAAATGCGCCTCTTCCTAAGCTTTGCAGACCTTGGAAGATCTGCGCGGGGCGCTGCCCGCGTGTGCCTGTCGCGCGCGCAATACCTCCAAGGGTCTGGGCTATGCTAGTAGGTTGAGCTGTGATTCCTCGTGAGGTGAGGTTATCGACGATCCCCCCTATCGCGCTTAGAAACTGCTCAACGCCTGCGCCTCTGAGATCCATCTGAGATTCAGCGAGATTTCGCAGACTGAGCGATTGATCAAGCGCTTGCCCTACGCTGTCACCTGTGCTTTGTGCGATCAGGCCGGCGAGGGAAGCGATGGAACCCGCGCTCACTCCTGATCTCTCTGCGGCTGCAAGTTGGGATAATCTGAAACTACTAAAATCTTGTTCTGTTGCCTGAAAACCTACCGCGCTGGCGGTGCCTGTGATCAGCTGGCGCGCTGTCATAGGATCGAGCCCTAAACTCTCGAGGGCTTTCGCTCGATCCTGTGCAAAGGCTTGAGCGCTGGGCGTGTCGATCATTCCTGAAATCTCAGCCTCTTGCGCTTCGAGTCCCATCACCTCACCTAAACGGGCTTGTCGCGCTTGAAGAGATGCGCTCAAGCCCTGAAAGGCGGCGCCTGCAAGCGCTAGAGGCGCGCCCATGCCCAAGGGTAGGGTTTTAGCTACGTTCTTCAGCATAGAGCTGAAGCGCTGGGTCACATGACTCATGCTCATAGGAGAGGTGAGCGTGTCTATGGTGGCTTGTGCCTCTGCTTTGAGAACCCTCTTCAGGCTCGCTCTTCGCTCTTCCTCTTCAGGTGCTCCTTCTGGTGAAGGGGCTGCGCTTGGTGGAGGGGCGGCGCTTGGGATTGCTCCAGGGGGCACACTTAACCCTCCAAGCCCTTCCGAGATTTGAGCGACAAGCGCGCTCATCTCCCTCAAGGCCTGAAGCGCCTCATTATCGTCAATGTTGACTTTGATCTGAGCTTCCTGAGCCATTGTCTATTCCCTCTTCTCATAGAGCTTGCGCTCTAGTTCATCGATCCATGCAATCCCTGTTTCGGCGGGTTGATCGGCTTTGAGTTGATCCTCTTCGGGGGCCAATGCCCTAAACTGATCCTCATCAAGGGTCAAAAGAACATGCTCATAGATCTGCGCGGGGTGCGCTTTGAATCTCGTAGGGTCGATCTCTGAGGGCTCAAGGGGCGGGGGGTGTAAGCGACCTGATTTTAACAAGGGGTGTTGATCCCTCGTCCTCTTCGCTCGCTTCCATGCCGACTCGAAAAAAGGCGCGCTCATGGGCGCTCACCTCCTCGTAGACCGCAAAGAGTAAAGGGTCAAATCTCCCTAACCATTCATCCAACCAAGGAGGCGGATTCTTGAGCGCTTGTGAGAGTGTGGCTAGAGCGTAGATTCTGAGCTTTGCCATCGCGGGTAGATCATCATAACGCTCAGGAGCTGCCATTTGAACAAGCGCGCGGTCTCGCTTGAGCGTCTGATCAAAGCTTAAGATGGAACTCACAACACTTGCGCTTAGGGTCTGGCCCTGAAGCTCAAATTCAATATGTAACACCTTCTCAGCGCCTGTGATCTCGGGTGTGATTGGGGCGGGGGGTGTCGCGTTTTCGCTCTTGTCTCTGATGTCGCTCAAGCTCATGGTTTACTCGTTAGGATATACGATTCGTCTCACTTCAAAGCTTAGATTCTCGCTGAAGAGTGAAGAGCTGTCTACTCTAAAGTTGCGTGTCGTGGGCCTGCATCCCTCAAGCGTTAAGAGTGTCTCTTGGGTGTTCTCGTCAATTACGCTCATGCTAATTCCACCCGCGTTTAGGATGTCGTTAGTGGAGCCCTTTTGCCAAGATCCATTATCCTCAAGCGCCTGCTTGCTGATCCTGATCGCGTCTACTGTTAAAGTGGCTGTGCGTCGTACAGGGATAATCTCTTGACTATCAATCTCACCGATCACGTCAACGCGCTGAGTCTGGATATTTTCACTGACATTTACACCAGTGGCCCATCCTATCTCTGTTCCCGTCGCGCTAAGGAAAACCTTACAACTTGCGCCGCTAATTCCTCGATATGCTGGCATTTTTCAGACTCCTATTAAGCTGCGATGCGTACCGCTACAGCGGTGATTGAGATAAAGTTGAGAGGCTCAATGGGTGCGACCTCATAGCTAATTGCGACCTCATCACCCAGATCTTCAAGTTGGATATTCTGAAAGGCTTTGATGATTCCGTCTCTCACCTGAGCTGTGAGCGAGCTCTGAACGCGAGAAGAGATCAAAGGGATCTGACTTGCGCGTGTGGGGCGTCCAATCTGATCAGCCAGGCTGTTACGGAGATCTCTCACAGAGGTCAAGATCGACTCATAAGCGCTCACCTCACAATAAACAGGATTGTTGTCTGTGAGATAGGTTGTGATTGAGCGCTCTACTCGAGGGCCTAAGTTATCGGTGCTGATCGCGATTGTACCGCTCTGGATCGCCTGCTCAATGTCGGCGTAAGCATCCCAAGATTGAGAGGTTTCGATGATGCGAGGGCGCTTGCGCGTGAGCGGTTCCCCAATATCAGAGCCCGCTTGCATACCTGCCAACATGAGCGCGGTGTATTTAGGGCTCTTGGTCAGGGTCTTGCCTCGCGGGTCAATGAGCTTGATGCTCTGTGAGGCTAAGGCGATTCCTGCATTGTTGAGACTTGCCGCGCGCGTCTTTACGTTTGTTAAAGTCTCCGTTGAAGCAATTGCACAATAAGCCTGACGCTCATGGCCTGCGGTCGCGCTCGCTGTGAGGTGAGCTCCTAGCTTGCTCTGTGAGCTCGCGTCTTCGGTGAAGAGTACAACAATTTGAACATCAGCGTTCTCAATACTCTGGAGTGCCTCTTCAAAGTCGAGGGTCAAGCCATCTGCGCCTCCCGTCGCTGTTTGGGATGTCGCGACAAGGGAGGCTGCGGCTGATGTGTTTAAGAGCGTAGCCTCTGCGAGTGTCGATGAGCTCAGCGCCTGCTTCAGTAAGTACGCTGGCGCCTTGAATGTCTCTGTTGAGCTCGTGCCAATGGTGCGCGTGATGTAGTCAATCTCATCAAGCGCAATCTCAGAGACCTCAATGAGCGTTGCGCTTACGTCTGTGAGGCTGTGGGCGAGTGCCACGAAGTCTTTGAGCGTGGGCGCCTCATCGCTGTCTACTGAGAGCAGTGTAACGGCGTTGCGTGTCAGTGTCGCGGTTCCGTTCTCAATCACTACAGTGAGATCATGGGTGGCGTCCTCATTCTCAATACTAAAGAGCGCATCATTCTCAATCTTGAACTCTTCACTCAATCCGTTGCGGTTGAGCGTGAGTGTGTGCGTGTCTCCTGAGATCGCGAGGGCCGCGTTTAAGCGGTTCCCCTTCGTGCCGTAGATCACGCTCTTGAGAGTGAGGGGGCCAATATCAAGAGAGGCTTGAGCGGTGGTCTCGCGCGCGTTTACCACTCTCACACTAGATGCGCCCGCGCTCGCGGCGGGGTCGTCTGAGGGCGAGAAAGCGAGCTGAGCGAGTAGAGCCAAATCATGATCACTGAGATCATAGGCGCTCATTGCCCTTCTCGAGCTAAAGAGCTTTGGGGTGTGGCTTTGGAAACTGGGGAAGTCTCCCACAATCGCGATATTACCGCTTGTGACATCGCCACCTGCAAGGGCGCTGGCATCAATGCGAGTATATACGCCGGGTCTGGATGTTCGGGGAAATCCTGATGAGTTGAGAATACTAGGCATTTTCAGCGCTCCTTATCTCGTCGTGTGGGTCTTAGAGTATACCTATTTTTAGAGGGGTGTCACCCTGCCTGAAGGCTTCAATCCTAAAGTTAGTGTTCCTATCACCTCATCAGCTGTGAAGATGTGTCTTCCCGCAGAATCGTGTATCATCGCGCTGATGTTGAGGCGCCTTACAAATACTCCGAGTTCTTCAGCGGCAAGCATCTCTTGAGGTGTGAGCTCTGCGATTGAATCAAATTGAAATGTGAGATAGCCATTAGAGATGAAATCTGCTCTGAGCGCGTGTAATGCTGTAACTACCATTTGAGAGAGTGTCTCGGTAGCCTCTGCGCCCGCTGCCATAATCTCAATCTGTGCGGTCTGGTTACTGATTGTTTGCTCAATACCTAGCGCTGTTCCTCCTAGCGGTCGATGTGTAACAGTGCGGCTCAATTGCTGGCACACAATCAAAGGGAGGCCTTGAGCGCCCGCTGTCGCGTGAGGTATCACCTTGGGTGGTTGCTCTCTGAGCTCTTCAATGATCTTGATTAATGTCGTGTCATCATGAGCTGTGTTGTAGAGATGCTCAAGGGTCGCGGCTTGGTTGGCTGCATCGAGATAATAGGTGACTGCGGCTCTGATTGCTGTGGTTAAGTGATGATGGATCATATACCCGCCTCTTCTGCGATTTGAGCTATATTGTCTCTCACGCCCTGAGCGAGATTGAGCGCTTGCCTGCCTGGATGTTGCCAAGCTTCAGGGCGCTTATAGCTCACCGTTCTCCATGTGGCATAAGTGGTATTCGCGCCTTTTCTCTGCGCGCCTTCCGCCGTTGTGATCCCTACAAGCTTAACCATACCTGAGAGAGCATCTGATACAGAACGGACTCCGCTCTTGTTGATGTAGTGAGCTGCTCTTCCACTCTCCATACGGGATCCATAAATCAGTTTTCCATCACTCCCGCTCATGGTCGCGCTCATGCTCTTTGCGTCGTTGTAAGCGTTCGCGTCTCCCATACGCTTGATCTCTGCAACCTTCCTCCTAAACATGATGAAACGATAAGGGCGCCCTAACTTGTCGCGGCGTATTGGCGCGGCGCCTGGGCGTACTGTCCTTAAGAGATAGTCCCTCATGTCGTGGGGGGCTTGTCCCTGTTCTAGGAGGTTCGGAACAATGCCTTGAAGCGTTACAATGATCTCATTCGGTGAGGTCTGGGTGATTGTGATCCCTCTTTTATAGTCGCGTAACACTGAGCCTAAATCATCGCCCGCCTCATGAGCGGTTGCTTTCCATGCTGCAGCTACCGCTATGGCTAAGCGCTTAGCGCGCGCTTGTCGGCTGCGGGGGTCGAGGCCATAATCTCTCAGGTTGATCATGGTGAGCCTTCGGGAGATCCATAGAACTCGAGCTGAGCTTCTGCATAAATAGGGAGTTCGGCGTGATAGGGCGCGGGGGCCTTGGCGTTGATGTAAGTGTCTCTGATCGCGTGTGGATGGTTTGTGATGATGTAAACAGGGTGGGCGTAATAGGTCACGCTGAACCGTCTACCTTCGGCGGGGGGGTTGATCCAATTGATCGCGCCTGCTTCCGTTACGTTGAAGTCTGCGCCTTCGGTCAATGTGTCAGCGGGGTTAACCTCGCCTGTATCATCAGCTACGATTAAATACCTCACGCCAAATTCAAGATTCCCTGATGCAAGATCATGTGATCTTGTCGCGATAGGATAGCGGGGGGTGTCGGTAGGGCCAGAGCCTCTTATTAGAGTTTCCCTATAAACAATCGCGCTATCTAGGATTGAGAAGCGGTCTCCATACATGGGTAAATGTTCAGGTAAGAGCGTGAGGCCTATGTTCCCTCGCCCATATTCAGTAGCACCTGCGGGACCGTGTCGCTGTTCTTCTTTTCGGGCGCCTGTGACTACTGCTCTGATTGTCTGCGCTGAATGATAGAGATAGCCCTTACCATAACAAGCGGGGCAATCTACCCGCGCCTGTTCGCTTGAGATAGAGGCTAAGCCCAAACTGAAACCATGAGCGTTAGAGGCTTGTGAACAAGGGCATTCTGCCGCCTGTTCCCATCTCACATTTAATCCATGTGAGATGATAACTTTTCTAAACTGCTCAGGTTTAAAGTCTGCGCGGGGGTTAAGTTTCGGAGGGATGCGAGAACCTAAGATCATGACTCACCTCACAGAGCCATGATATTCATAGCGCGATAGGTGGCCTTGAGCGTGGCGATAAGCTCTTTATACTCTTTGGTAAATTGGAGTACTCGCGCTCCATAACCTGAATTTGTGGCGCTCGCGGTGGTGTTAATGTTCTGACTCAATCCATCCATTGAAGTTGAGACCATCGCGAGACCTGCGCCCGCGATCAAATCACCTGCTACATCTAACGCTAAGAGTGAGCTCTTGAGCATCACGGCGCGCGCGATGTCTTGAGGTAGCGTGTCAATGATCCAAGGAATGTCTGTGTTTTGTGCTGCGGGCGCGCTCAAGCTCAGCGTGAATTTATCATGCCTCTTGATGCTCGCTGTGGCGTCTGTAGCCTTTACGTCATATCGATCAACAAAGCTTTGAGGGGTGCTCACCTCTACTGAGCTCTGACCTTGTAAGATTGTCGCGGTCCCTGTGTAGTAGGGAAATCCCGCTGAATAATCCATCTCGAAGTAGGCCGGTATATAATACTCAGCAGCTAAGCCTCCAAGCCCTAGAATCACGGGTAAACCTCCCGAGATCATATAACTTGAGGCGCCTTCGGTGGTGGGGATGATATGCACTTGTCCTGCAATCGGCTCAGTGATCTGAGCCCATTGCGGGGGTAATTCAGCGCGTGTCGATGATCTACCGTAGATGATTGACAGCGCTTCAACATCGATCAAAGGTCGATACCTTGATCGAATCGGGTACCAAGCAGGCGCGGCGTCTGGTTCTTTGTCGTGGCGCTCTGAGAACGTTTGCACGTCAAAGACCAAGCCAAGCTCATCGCTTACTGCGCGCTCTGCCTGCTCGATAGAGGTCGTAAAGATGGTGTCAGGATAGGGGCTACCGTCATCAAGAGTTAAATCTACGCCTAAGAGATAGGTGTCTTTGAGGTATTGAACATCATACCCGCGCTCTTGAATGGTAGCCATAATCTTTACTCTTCGCTCTTTTTGCGGCGCCCGCGTTTCTTAGGGATTTTTTGCCAGCTCATTAACTCCGCTTTGGCCTTTTGCGCCTCGCTCTTAGCCTCAAAGCATCCTTCTTCATCGATGGTTACAAGACCATCTGCAAGAGAGAGCTGAGTGTTTCTGAGTCGAGGATGTCTATACTTTACGGTAGCCATTACGAAGCCTTTTTAATGATTAACTGGGGAGTCCTAAGAGGCGAGGATCACTGATGCCTTCAAGGCCGCTTGATGCGTTGACTCCTGCATTCTTAACTACAAACATCTTAGAGGGCAGCTTCACGGCTGGCGCTCCAAACATCATCAAGAGGAATGGGAACGTAGTGCTGATCTGCGCGAGCGGGCGGCGTACCAAACTGAGCATCTGATAGTAGCACATGTAATCAGGCGCGAAGTTCAAGAAGAGGATCTCAGAGCTGCCTGGGATGTTCTCATTATTATCGGTCACTACAGTGTCTTGAGCGCTTACAGCAACCTCATCAATCAAGAGCGCGCCGTTTGCGTCTGTCGCGTCTTTCGCGCTTCGGTACACGCGGAGATATTTCACGTTAGTATGATCCGCGTGGCGAATGGTGAACGTAACTTGCTCACCTGCAGCGACTGTTACAGCGGCGGTGTCTTCGGGCGCTGAGATCCCGTTATTACCCACTGCCACTACTCGATAGATATAATCACCGTTATCAGCTGCTACAAACTTAGAGGCGTTGTTCGCGTTTGCGGCGGTTTGAACTTGAACCGTTGGAGCTGCCAAGGTTCCCTCAAACACTGAGCTCTCACCAAGCGCGGGCGCGATGCGGTCTTGACGCTCTAGGAAAGGCGCGCTGATGACCTGTACAGGGCCATAAGGACCCGTGATTGAGATGCTGCTTGCCCCAAAGGTCACATTTCCAGAGTTTACCTGAATTTGGTCGTGTCTACCGTGGTGAACGGTCTG